GTGGCCAAGAACACCAAGGCGCGCCGCTCCTTCGGGCAAGTGCTCAAGCAGCGCAACGGCACCTACCGAGCGCGCTACACCGTCCCCGGTGCCGTCCAGAAGTTCGTCAACGCCCCCACGACGTTCGACACCGTCGAAGCCGCGGACATGTGGCTGACCCGCCAACGGGTCCTCATCGCGGATCGCAAGACCAATCCCACAGCCTCGATCACGACCTTCGGCGAGTACGTCGATGCCTGGTTGGCCGGACGGGATCTCAAGGAGTCCACCAGGGTCCTCTACAAGCGTCAGATCGACCGCGACTTGCGCCCGATCTGGGGCGACCAACCACTCGCCCAGATCACCCCTGCGGCTGTGCGGGCATGGCACGCCGGACTTCTTCCCGGCCGACCAACCCAGCGCGCCCACGTCTACTCGCTGTTGCGCACGATCCTCAACACGGCGGTCGCTGACGACCTCCTCCCGGCGAACCCGTGCCGGGTGCAGGGAGCCGGGTCCGTGCGACGGCAGCGCACCATTCGCCCCGCGACGCTCATCGAACTCGAGCGTCTTGTGGAGGCCGCCCCCGAGCGCTACCGGGTGATGGTGCTCCTCGGCGCCTGGTGTGCACTGCGCTTCGGTGAGGTCACCGAGCTTCGCCGCAAAGACGTCGACCCGGATGGTGGTGTGATCAGGGTCCGCCGTGGGGTCACTTGGTTGACGGGGAAACCCGTCGTCGACACCCCGAAGACGGCCGCGGGGTCACGGGACGTCGCCATCCCCCCGCACCTCTTCATCGCGTTGAAGAACCACTTGGACGCGCACGTCACTCCCGGTCCGGAGGCGTTGCTCTTCCCCCTCGACGCCGGCGGGGACGTCCAGATCTCCCCGCACAAGTTCCGTCCGATCTTCAGCCGTGCCCGCCGCGCCGCTGGTCGACCGGACCTCACCTTCCACCAACTCCGCCACACCGGGGCCGTCCTCGCGGCCGCTTCCGGAGCGACCATCGCCGAGCTGATGGCCCGGCTCGGGCACACCACTCCCGCGATGGCCATGCGATACCAACACGCCTCCGCCGACCGCGATCGGGTGATCGCCGAGGCACTGTCCGAACTCGTCACGAGGGGAGGTTCACGGCAGTAGCGAAAGCGCCCCGACAGGTGCGGTAACACCTGCCAGGGCATGACTCACTCAGCAAGGGAGCAAGTCATCATGAAGGCTACCGTTCAGCAGGAACAGCAGTGGAGCAGGGAGTACGGGCCGCAGCACGCCGAGTGGTGCGTCCGTCACGAGTACAAGGCACCCGACAAGGACGACTTCCAGGACGTCGAGCAGCACTTCGGTCCCGCAGTGACGCGGGGCTTCAGGTTCAACGACGCGACGTTCTACGTCCACGCCTGGCACGACGCGACGCTCACCCAGACCGGGGCCAGGGTCGAGCTCGTCCACACCGAGTGCGAGGAGAAGTACATCCTCGAGCTTCGGCCGGATGAGATCCGCGAGTTCGCCGCGAGGCTTCTCGACCTCGCCGAGATCCTCGACCCGGTGGAGGTGGCCCAGTGAGCGCCCAGCACCCGGTGTGGTGCGAGCGGTGTGACATCTGGGAGGACGCGCCCGATATTCACTGGTCCGAGGACTCCGAGATGACCGTGCGGGCGCACGGACTGGGCGAGGACGCCAAGGTGTCGCTCGCGACCCTCCAGTACGAGGCGAAGGACGGCTCGTTCGGCCCGGTCATCGCGTTCCTGGACGTGCAGTTCCAGGACGAGATCACGGTCGAGGCTCTCGAGGAGTTCGGAGCGTTCCTCAGCGGCAAGGCAGCCGCGATGCGGTCATTCTCTGCGCCTCACGACGTCGTCACCGTTCGCCGCGGCAAGACCGACGAGGGCCGTCCCGGCTACGCTGCCCGCTGCGAGATTCCCGGCTGCGGGGCGGTCACGTTCGCGGGCTTCGCTACACGCACGGCAGCTCGCGACGCCCTCCACGGGCACGAGGAGGACGACGGTCAGTGAGAAACCGGTTCATGACGGTGCCCGAGGTCGCCGAACTACTTCGCGTGTCAGAGAAGCATGTGCGTGCGATGTGGCGAAGCGGTGCACTCCCGGGGTTCAAGGCCGGGTCGGGTCGCACGTCACGGATCCGGTTCGAAGCAGACGAGGTCGAGAAGGTCATCGAGCAGTGGAAGCGCAACGCTCGCTGACGTGGTGACAGTCGTTGGCCCGGGAGGAGTGACCTCCCGGGCCAACGGTCTGTTCGGGCCAACTACGGTCATACGGTGCAAGCGCAGCGAATTTCACCCGCTTGAGTTTCTGCCGCAGGTCAGGGGCTATTTCCGAGGCGCTCACTGCGGATATGGACCAGCCGAACCCCCGGCGCACGTGGTTCCGCGTGACACCCCCCTCCTCACGATGCAGGCACACCTACGAATCGGGAGGAACCCCATGGACACCACGTCCGAGTACTTGACCGTCGCCGAGGTCGCCGAGCATCTGCGGATCACCGAGCGGCACGTCCGAAGCCTCATCGCGAGCGGCGAGCTGCCGGCTTTCCGTGTCGGCGCGAAGTCGATCCGCATCCGCCGTGAAGACGTCGCCAAGCTCGTCCGTCCCGTGAAGGTGGCGGCGTGAGCTGCCCCGGCATTGCGCTCACCTGTGCCACGGCGCGCGGGGACACCTTCACCCTTCGGTGCTTCCACCGTGGCTCCGACGACGGGGTTGCGGTAGCACTCGTCGTCGAGGGCCACGAGGTCGTTCTCGAGTCGGGTGAAGCTCGCAGGTTCGCGCAGTTGCTAGCTGCGGCTGCGGATGACCTCGACCCGCACGCAGCCGCAGTGAGGCGACGCGTGCCGTGGCGCCGGTTCGGAGGGATCACCCGATGACGACGTACGCACCGCAACCCGACCTGTGGACCGACTCGATCCTCGATCGGATCATCGACATGCTTGCCGCCGAGGGGCGGGTCTTCTCCGCAGACGACGTGTGGCAGGACCGGTTCGGCCTCCACCCCGACAACACCAAGCACGGCGAACTCGGAGCCGCGTTCCGGCGCGCGGCCGCGGAAGGGCGCATCGTCATGGCCGGGGTCACGACGAGCCGCCGACCGTCCCGGCACGGTGCTCTCGTGCGCACGTGGAGGGGCTGCTAGAGTCGAAGGCGCTGGGGATGACCAGCCGGACACCGCACCGTAAAGGCGGACGCCGAACAGCAGGCCGTACAAAGAGCTGACGCCCACCGCGGGCTGTAAGCGCGGACGTTGCTCCAACGGGTCTAGGGGACCCGGGAGAGTTCATCCACTCCCCGGGACACACCCACACACTCACGCTTGGACTCCCGCTATGGAACCCACCGGCTTCGCCGTGATACCCACCTGGCTGCTGCGCAGCCCGGACTTCACGCTCCACGAGAAGGCCGTCTACGCCGCCCTGAAGTCCTACGCCTCGAAGACACGCACGGCCTTCCCCTCGCACCTCACCCTCGCCACTGACCTCGGGATCTCCGTCTCCGCAGTGCAGCGAGCGATGCGAGGCCTCCGAGACGGTGGCCTGGTCACGTGGGACGCTCACCGACGCGAGGACGGGGGCCAGACCTCGAACCGGTACACGATCTATGACGCCCCGGTCACTCTGACTACCCCCCCGGTCACAGGGACCGACCCCCCTCGGTCAGAGAGACCGACCCCCCCGGTCACAGGGACCGACCCCCCTCGGTCAGAGAGACCGACCCCCCCGGTCACAGGGACCGACGAACTAGATCCAGATGAACTAGATCCAGTTGGAGCAACTACTTCGTCCGCCAAGGCGGACACGTCAGCGCTCATCAAGGAAGCGTTCGCGGCACTTTGGGAGAGGTACCCGCGTAAGCAAGCTCGCCCGAGAGCTGAGAAGGCTTTCAAGCAGGCTGTGGACCGTGCCCGTGAGGGCGGGTCGGTCGAAGACGGTGCCAAGGCGATCGTCAACGGTGCGCAACGCTACAGAGACGACCCCAACAGGGACCAGGCGTTCACCGCCATGCCGGCCACGTGGCTGAACGACGACCGCTGGAATGACCCCCCTCTTCCCGCGCGGGAGTCACCTCGTCATGGCTCGAGCGTCTCGGACGAGCCGTCCGGCCCGGTCGACGTCCACCAGTGGATGCGTCGATGAGCGACACGTCACCGAGCCGGGAGGCTGCCGAGGTGGCGATCCGAGCCGGGTCGATGCATCACTCGCGCATCGCCGCCAGCCGGGCGGTCACGGCAGAGCTTGAGTACCAGATCGCGGAGATCCGGAAGCAGGCAGCCGCGGTCAACGACACGTCCTGCGGCTACCCCGGGCAGTCGGGGTCTCCACAGTACGGAGACCCTCGGGGAGGTACGTCTGGCGTACCTCCTTGGCCCTGTGTTCCCCGCCAGGGGTAGGCACGAGACGCCTACCCTTCTCGTCGACCTGTGCGACGTCCTGACTACGCGCAACGTGGCCGACGTCGCTGCCCGGCTCGACGAGGACATGAAGGGTGTCGGGGAAATCGACACCCCTGGCGGCGCACAGCGGATGACCACCGTGACCGAGCCCGGTACGTACAAGGCGATCGGCGGCTCCCGTGACACCCGTCGTCCAACACTGAGACATGGTCCGCCACGCGAAGGGATGCCGCGTCAACGGTGGCCCAGGTGTGACCACCTGCGAGGGGTGCAGAGCCTCTACGTCCACACAGGACGAGACGTGGCTCCTCGAGATCGACGCCCTCGCCGGGGAGCACTGGCGATGAGCGAGCACGACTGGCGTGAACTCGTCGACGACCCCGAGGTCACCAAGATCGTAGAAGCGGTCGCCCACGGCACACCCCCATCCGGCGACCCGTACCTAGACGATGACCGCCTCAGCTACCTCTTCGAGCGAGCGATCCACACCGCTCGCGGCTTCGACACCGCCACAGGGGTGCGCTGGTACGCCTACCTGTACTCGGCGCTCCGACGAGACGTCTGGCAGCAACGAGCGGACATCTATGGCCGCACAGACGGCCCGCCAGGCGAGCGGGCGCGCCGCGAAGCAGAGTCAGACCGCGTCAGCCTCGAGGGACTCATGTGGCCAGACGGATCCGACTCACCAGCACCCTACGAGGGGTGGCTGCCCGAACCACCTCGCCCCGACGACTGGACCGGCCCCGAAGGACGCATCCACAACCCGGACTCACCCGGCCGACACCCATGGGACCCGAACGACCCCGAGACGGTCCTCATCCACAGCGGAACGATCCGCACAGCACTGACCGTCGCACGCGGCATAGCCGGTAGCGCCGGCCTCGCAGCGACCGTCACCACGGGAGTGTGCTCGTCCCCAGGATGCTCGCGCCCAGTGCCGAAGACCGCGCACACCCGGCAGGGACTGTGCTCCCGCTGCTACGAAGACTTCCGCTCCCGGTGGGGCACCAACGACAAGGCCTGCAAGATCGGCGACTGCACTCGCCCCGTCAAGGGCCGCGACCTCTGCGGCACCCACTACGCCGCATGGCGCCGACAGAATCCCGACGCCCCGGAGTGCACCGTCGAGGGCTGCGACAAGCCAGGGAGCACCGCAGGCATGTGCGCCAACCACTACAACCAGTCCTGGCGAGACGAACGGCGTAAGGCCGCACCATGGTGAAGTGGTCCGGCGCAGAGAGTCGCAAAGCCCGCGCCCGATGGCGACCCCAGCTGCCGCTTCCATGCTGCCGGTGCAACCAGCCGATCATCCCCGACCCCGCACTTCCGCACGAAGGCTGGGACGTTGACCACTGGCCCGTGCCCCGAGAACAGGGCGGCACCCAAACCTGGCCTGCGCACTCCCGATGCAACACATCAGCCGGCGGCAAACGCGGAGCCGAGATCGTCAACGCCCGCCGCGCTGACAGACCCACACCAACAATGCCCCCCGAACGTGACCGCGGCATCCGCCCACGCTGGTGACCAGCACAAACCCCCGGGAAGGGGTTCTTTGAGAGACCTGACAACCCCCGCTAGTCGGCCCCTCCTGGGCTCGCGTATGCCCCGAATCGGGGTCCCGACGTGGCTGTGACGCGTTCTGCGGTTCCGGCGTTCGCGTCACGCATTCCGCGGGGGACTGACATCACGGCGGCGCGGGTTGGCGCGGCGATGCTGGGGTTGCCGCTCAAGGCGCAGGGGGAGCGGGTCGCGAAGCTCCTTGAGTCGCGGGTGCGTGGGGAGGCGTTGTACTCGACGGTGGTGGTGCAGATGCCGCGGCGTGCGACGAAGACAACCAGCATCTGGGCGACGATCATCGGTAGGGCGGCGACGCGCCCTGGCTACAGGTGTGTGACGACCGCTCAGACAGGGTGGATGGCCTCGCGGATCCTGCTTGAGCACGCGAACGCGATGGTGGCCCGTGGTCTTGAGGACGACGGGACGATGCGCCTGTACCGGAACAACGGGCGCGAGCGGATCGAGTTTCCGAATGGCTCCCGGATCTGGTGCGTGCCTCCGATGGTGGGGTCGGTCCGTTCGGCGGCGGCGGACGACATCTTGGTGGACGAGGCCGGGGAGTTCGAGGGGCCGTCGGGGTCGCAGTTCCTCGCAGCGGTGCGCCCGCTGATGGATACTCGTGGTCCGTTGGCTCAGTTGATCGTCTCCGGTACCCCGGCGAAGGAACGCCTTGGGATGTTCTGGGAGCTGCTGTCGCAGGCGCGGTCCGAGGAAGCCGACGAGCTCGGGCTCGGATTGTTGGACTACTCGGCGCGGGAGGACGAGGACCCCGACGACGAGAAGGTCTGGTTGCGGGTGCACCCTGGGCCGTCTTCGGGGCTGACACCGTTGAAGGTGTTGCGTCGGCGCCGCAAGGAGCTCGACATCGTCTCCTGGTCCCGCGAGTATCTGTGCGTGTGGCCCACGGACGCGTCGGTCGGCGCTCTCGATGTTGGGGCGTGGAAGGCCGCAGCCGAGCCCTTCCCCGAGGACCGGCCGACGCGGAGTGTGATCGTCGTCGATGCGCCGAAGGAGCAGACCTCGTGTTCTGTGGTTGAGGTGTGGCGCGACGAGGACGGACACGCCTGTATCGAGATCCTCGCCCACCGTCCCGGGGTGTCGTGGGCTGCGAGGTTCGCCCACGAGGCCGGTCGACGGTTGAAGGTCCCGGTCGTGTTCGACGAGGTCGGCGGCAACGTGACGATCGCCGCGGAGATCCGCCGCATGCACCCCTCCGTCAACGTGGTGCCCCTCACCTGGAAGCACGTCGGCGCCGCTGCACAGCTCCTCGCCACGGAGGTCCGCGAAGGTCGGGTGCGCCACTTCGACCAACCTGACCTGAACAACGCCGTCGACTCCGTGATGTGGCGAGACGCAGGACGCAACGGTCGAGCGTTCGGTCGACGCCCCGGCATGGCGGAGATCTCCCCGATCGTCGCGGCGTCCCTCGGGCTCTGGCACTTCGACGCGATGCCCGAACCTCAGCCTCTCCAGATCCGGGTCGCGAGTTGATGTGACACCCCCCTCCCCACGATCGAGGGGTGGGTGTGTGGAACGCGTTCAGGTTCGCCGCCGAGGTCTCCCGGTCCCTCGGCGGCGAACCTGGCACGCCTACGGGCGCGGTGTCGCCGTGGCAGACCGGTCAGCTGTCGCAGATCGTCCTCGCGGACATCTTCGGCGAGGACGTCCTCACCCCGACTCGTGCGGATGCCATGCGTGTCCCGGCGGTTGCGAAGGGGCGGGCACTGATCTGCGGAACCCTCAGCCGTCAGCCGTTGGCGAAGTTCCGCGGCGAGGCGAAGGTCACCTCCGATGCGTGGATGTACCGCACGAACACCCAGGTGGCACCGCAGGTCCGCATGGCGTGGACCATCGATGACCTCATCTTCAACGGTGTGTCGCTGTGGGCTGTTGAGCGCGGCAACCGCGGGCAGATCACTGACGCGGTGCGGGTGCCACCGGAGTGGTGGCGCATCGACGGTGAACTGCGGATCCTCGTCAACGACAAGCCCGTCAACGAGGACGAGGTCATCCTGTTCGAGGGACCCCAGGACGGGCTCCTCGAGATCGGACGGGACTCGATCATCGCCGCGCGCGCCATGACCCGGTCGTGGTCGCAACGCGTCGAGACCCCCGCACCACTGGTTGAGCTCCACCTGACCGACCAGAACATGTCCCTGACCGACCCCGAGGCGGATCAGCTCCTCGCCTCGTGGGAGGGCGCCCGCAAGCGCGGAGGCACGGCGCTGACGCCGTCGAACGTGGACGTCAAGGTCCACGGCAGCACCGCCACGGACCTGTTCGTCAACGGCCGCAACGCCGAACGCCTCGACTTCGCGAACTACCTCGCCCTGCCGGGGTCGCTCCTCGACGGCACGACCGCGACCGCGTCCCTGACCTACTCCACCCAGGAGGGGCGCCGCAACGAACTCGTCGACCTTTCCCTGGCCTTCTGGGCAACCCCCGTGGAGGCCCGGCTCTCGATGGACGACGTGTGTCCCCGCGGGCAACGCATCGCCTTCGACCTCGAGTACCTGTCCACCCCGACCCAGCCGGCGCAAGGCCCGGCACACGAGGACTAACACATGAGCAACATCACCTTCGAGGCGGGGACCCTGACAGCGAACCGTGAGGAACGCGTCGTGTCGGGTCTGCTCCTGCCCTACGGCGAGATCGGCCGCACGAACCTCGGGAAGTTCTCCGTCGACCGCGGCGTCTTCCAGATCCCCTCCGACCCGCTCGTCCTGACGGCGAACCTCGACCACAAGCGCGAGGACCCCGTCGGCCGGGCACTGACTCTCAACGACACGGACGCGGGCCTGTTCGCGTCCTACAAGATCGCCGAGACCCCCGAAGGGGACCAGCTCCTCGAAGACATCGAGGACGGGAAGCGCAAGTCCCTGTCCGTCGAAGCAGCGGACGTCGTCATCCGTGACGGCAAGGCCACTGCGGGCCGCGTCTTCGGGACCGCGTTCGTCGAGACCGGGGCCTTCCCCTCGGCGACCCTCCTCGCCGAGGACGTCGGCGAAGAGCCCACCAATCAGAACCCCGACGCCACCGCGGCGCCGACCAACACCGAACCGGAGGCCACCGTGCCCGAACCCCTCACCGCGACCGCCGCCCCCGGTGGTGTCGCCGCGCGCGCCCAGACGAAGTCCGCCGTAGAACCCGAGACACTCTTCGCTTCGATCGCGAACGGCTACCGGACCGGCGACTTCGGCCCGGTCAAGGAGATCCTCGACCAGGGGAACCCCGAACTGCTCTTTGCGGCCCTGAACGACGTGAAGTTCTCCGGCGTCAACACCGTGGGCTCCGCGCTGACCAACCCCACGTGGTTGGGGAAGTTCTGGGACGGTGAGCCCCACCAGCGTGTCGTTGCCCCACTCCTCACGCAGGCGCCCCTCACGTCCCTGGTGGTGCAGGGGTGGGACTGGACGACCGCCCCGAAGGTCGCCCGCTGGGCAGGCAACAAGACCAACGTGCCCTCCAACACCCCCGCGGCGACCCGCCGCGACTTCGCAGCGCAGCGCATCGCCGGCGCCCACGACATCGCCCGCGAGTTCGTCGACTTCCCGAACCCGGAGTTCTGGCAGAAGTACTTCGAAGCCATGCGCGAGTCCTACGCCGTCGAGTCGGACGCGTACGCACTCGAGCGGCTCGTCGCCACCGCGACCCCGGTGTCCCACCTGTGGGACGACCCGGACGTTCCCGAGGTGCTCGTCAAGCTCATTGACGGTGCCCTCGCCGTGAACAAGAAGGGCGTGCCGACGTTCGCGGTCCTGTCCGAGCGTGACTTCCGGCAGTTCGCCCTCGCCCCCAAGGACCACGTCCTCGAGCTGCTGTCCGCGTCGCTCAAGAACCTGTCCGAGGGCAACCTTGCCGGGTTCACGGTCGTGCCGACCCCGTACGACCAGGACGGCGTGCCGGTCCTCGACGACGGGCAGGTTCTCGTCGGCACGAAGGCCGCGGCGACGTTCCGTGAGCTGCCCGGTTCGCCCATCCGCGTCGAGGGACTCGACATGGTCAAGGGCGGCGTCGACCCGGGCCTGTTCGGCTACGCCCTGGTGCAGGTCGACGCCCCTGCTGGCCTGGCGCTCGTCAACGACGAGTCCGTCGAGTCCTGAGAGGGAGGCGGCGAGTGACTGACTGGCTGACCTCCAACGAGGTCACCTACGCCCCCTACTGGCCCGGGTGCCCTGTTCAACCCGGGCCGGGTCTAGACCAGTTGCTCGCTGCTGCCCGGACTCAGTGCGAAGCGTTCGCGCCCGCGCTCGAGGAAGGTGAGGACGTGCCGGAGAACTACCGGCTCGCCCAAGCCCTCCAAGCACGGGCCTTGTACCGGTCTGGGATCGCAGGCTCCGGTGACCAGATCGGCCCCGACGGGCTCACTGTCACCGTGTTCCCGATGGACTGGACGGTGAAGCGGCTGCTTCGCCCCGAGACGGTTCCCGTGATCCGATGAGCGCCCGGACGAACCTGATCCGCGACCTCGACCGAGCCCTGTCGGGCTTCAACGTCAGGGGTTCCAACGCCGCTTCCGAACCGGTCAGCGGCCCCACGGTCCTGGTCTGGCAAGACGGACTCCGACGTGACGACCAGTTCGGCCTCAACAGCGTCGTCGTGGAGTTGAAGGTGTGGGTCTTGTCGGCCTTCGACTCCCCGGAACGGGCCGATGAGGACCTCGACAACGCACTTGAGGAAGTCCTCGGTGCGCTCCAGGAGATCACGTGGGTCTCGTGGACCGAGGCGAAGCGCGCTGTGCTCGCCGACGCCAATGCCCCCGGCTACATGCTGACCGTCACCGCGGTGGCGAGAGTAGGAGTTTGATATGGCTTTCATCCCCCTGACCAAGCGGTTCACCCTCAAGGCCGCGACCTTCTCCATCGCGGAGGACGAGTACAGCGACGCGGTGTCCCGCGTCGAGTTCACGCCCACGACCCGCTCGTCCACGTGGAGCTCGATCAACTCGAACTCGATCTCCGACCAGTCGCCCGCCACGTGGACCTGCACCCTCGGCTTCGCGCAGGACCTCGCTCCCGAGGGACTCATGCGGTACCTGCTCGACCACGAGGGTGAGGACAAGATCTGCACCTTCGTGCCGGTCGATGACGGCCCGCAGATCCTGGCGACGCTGTCGATCTCGCCGGCCCGCTTCGGTGGACAGTCGGACGGCAACATCGTCACAGGTGAGGTCACGATGGGTGTTGTCGGCCGGCCGGAGTTCGTCGACCCCTCTGAAAGCTGACGTGGGTCGGGACGGCGCCCCTCCTTCCCGCCGTCCCGACCCCGCCAGTCGAAAGGGGATGGAGTCTCATGGCTAGCGGACGCGCCGCGCTCGTCGAGTCACCACTCGGTGACCTCGTCATCTCCCAAGGAGCTGACAACCGGTTCGCCTTCATCTACGGGACCTCCGAGTCCGACCTCAACCCAGAGTTGGAGCACCCCGACCTCACGAGCGGCTGGGATGCGCGGGCACAACTTCGGGCCGGACGCACGGGACCTGGTAGCGAGCTGTGGCTGTCGCTGACCACGACCGTTGTCGACGGAACCGGGATCGTCCTCGGGGACGCTGGTCAGATCTGGGTCCTCATCGACCACAGGGAGACTGAGAAGCCCGAGTGGAACTCGGAGTCCAGGGCGCGCGGCGAGTGGGACCTCGAACTGGTGAAGCCCAGCGGTGAGGTCGTGCGCCTGGTGATGGGTCGCGTGAGGCTGTCGTTCGACGTGACGCGCCATGGCTGATATCGGCGTGAGCACGATCATGCTCCGAGACGCGATCCTCCAGGTCGGTTCGGACACGTTCCAGCGCGCCGTCGAACGGGTGGAGTTCGTCCCTGAACCGGAGTTTGAGTGGTTGCCGGCGAACATGTCGAACGGTGCCCGCCCGCCGCTGTTTCGTGGCGTGCGGTGGACGTGTCAGGTCGGGTTCGCCCAAGACCTTGCCGTGGGGTCACTGACGAACTACCTGATCGCCAACGCCGGTCAACGCCGCACCGTGGTGTTCACGCCCGTCGCAGGAGGGCGCCGCGTCTCCGCGGCGGTCATCCTCACCCCGGGCCGTGTCGGCGGATACGAGGGCACGATCCTCACCTCTCAAGCCACGTTCGTCGTCGATGGCGAACCGGCCATCCTTCCGGCCGCGTAGGAGGCCCCCGTGATCTCTGTTCACCGCCATGAGGCAGTTGGGGCCGCAGTCCGTGCACTGGAAGTTGCGGACCAGAACCTCAAGAACGACCTGTACCTCGCCACGGTCCAGACGATGGGTCCCGTGTGGAAGGACGTCCTCGCGGACCGTGCGATTCGCTTCCACCGTGACGTGCGCCTGTACCTACCCGGCGGCATCATCGCGGGCAACAACCCGAAGGCCACAGCGGCGACCGAGACACGCACACTGTCCGGAGGCCTGGTCCCGGCCAAGGACTGGCCGAAGATCGAGTTCGGGTCCAACCGGGAGAAGCAGACCACGTACGACCGGCGCTCCCCGAAGGGGAAGGTCCACAAGGTCACCCGCCGGACCCAGCGGCAGCTCCCACCGAGGTACCGCAAGGGCCGGGTCGCCTATCCCGCGTTCGCGGAGGTCGCACCCCGCGTCGTTTCCCTGTGGGTGCAGATGATCATCCGGCGCTACAACGAAGCACTCGAGAAGGCAGTCTGATGGCAGGCATCAAGCTCGACTTCCTCGCCGACGTCGGCGACCTCCTCCGAGGAACCCGGGACGCCCGGGAGTCCATCGACGAGATCTCGAAGTCCCTCGACGACGTCGCCGAGGGTGGAGGTGAGGCCGCTCAGAAACTCGAACGCGAACTCACGGGGTCCCTCGACAAGGTCGAGAAGGAAGCCAAGCAGACCGGCGACGCGATCGGCTCCTCCACCCAGGGTGGGCTCGACCAGGCTACGGAACACGTCGAGGAGTTCTCCGACAACGCCAAGTCCTCCCTGGGCGACGTCGCCACGACGTTCTCCGGGGACATGGAGGACGCTGCCAGCACGGTGCAGAACGCTCTCGGTGGACTCGCTTCGGGTATGGGTGGCCCGATCGGCATCGCGCTCGGCGCGGCCGCGATCGGTGTCGGCCTGATCTACAAGGGACTCCAGGACTCCGCCGAGGAAGCGAACACCCTCAAGGAGCGCGTCACCGAGCTCGCCGCCGAGATCTACGAGGCGGGCGGCAACCTCGAGGGTGTCGACCTGGTCGGGAAGATGCGCGACTGGGGCCTGGCGATCAACGACTCGAAGGAGTGGTGGGAGCTCTGGCAACAGGACGCCGTCACGAACCTCGAACGCGTCTCGGAGAAGGCCGAGAAGTTCGGGCTCGACCTCGAGACCACGTTCCGTGGCATGTCCGGTGCGGACACGGCGGCTGCCACCGAGTCGTGGCAGGCGATCACCGACAAGATCAACGAGTCGCTTGAGGCACTGGAGGCCTATCGCAAGTCCGGGTCTGCGACGGCGGCGGGCGTCACTGACATGTCCAGCGACATCATCGAGTTGCAGAACCTCCGTACCGAGCTTGAGCGGACATCGGGGGTCACCGAGGACGCGGTGCGGTTGCACGGTCTCCTCGAGCAGGCCATCGGCGTCACCAGCGCTGAGGCGGAACGGGCCAAGCGCGCCCACGAGGGGTACAACGACGCGATCGAGAAGTCCGCGAACCCGATCACCGCCTACAAGGAGATCCTCAAGGAGAAGGAAGCCGCGGAGAAGCTCGCTGCGCAGGCTCAGGCCGATGCCACCGAAGACATGAAGGACACGTGGCAGGACTACGTGAAGGGTGTCGATGTCTCGATCGATGACCTCATCGAACGGCTCAGGGACCAGTCCGCGGCGCGCGAGGAGTTCGACAAGAACCTCACCGAGATCGCGGCCGCCGGCGGGCAGGCCCTCGCCGACGAACTCCGCGCCAAGGGGCCCGAGGTCGCGGCCGCGACCGCTGACGTCCTCGCGGAGGCCGACCCTGCGAAGTTGCGCACCTACATCACTGAGCACGCCCGCGCCACAGGGGAGAGCCTGAGCGCGGAGATTGCCCAGGGGGTCACGGACTCCAAGGAGCAGGTCACCACCGCGCTCAGGGACCTCTTCGCGGACCAGCAGGTCGAGATCCCCATGGGCATCAAGGCCCCCGAAGCACCGGTCGCACCCCAGGGCGCGCCAGCAGCGCAGGGGCTGGCACGACCGGAGGCAGGTCCAGTAGTGGTGCACCTGTCAGCTGAGGACCGGGAGCTCCTACGCAATCTCGCTGAGACCCCGGTCGCCGTAACCGCGGTCCTCGAGATGGACGGCCGACACATCACGTCCGTTGTCAACCAAGCCCGACGCCGGGCAAACACCGCAGGGAGGTGGAGTCTGTGAGCGCGCAACTCACCATCGCCCACACGCCGACCAACGTCGTGGTCGGGGCCGCGCCAATCGAACTGGTGGGCATCGGCGAGTCCGGACGAACCTGGCGTCGGCACACTGCTGAAGGACGCTACGTCCACGGGCGGACCCTCATCGGCGCCGTCATGGAGACGCCGACACTCAACGTGGTCCTACGCATCACAGGCGACACGTGGACGGCCGTCGCGAACCGACGCAACAGCGTCCTTGCGGCCGTGTCGCAGCTCTCCTACACAGCGACGCTCACAATCGCCGGAGTGACGACCACGTACGCCTGTGAACCGGCCGACGTGTTCGAGTCGAAGTTCGATCACTGGAAGGTCGAAGCCAAGGTTCGAGAGATGAGCCTGACGATCCCGGTTGCGCCCTAAGTACGCATCACTGGCAGCGGCGACCGATACGGTTGGCAGATGACTCACCGCAACGACGTAGTCGCAGAACCTCTGCACGTGACCGGCACCCTTCGATTCGCTGGCGTCGCGAAGGCAGGCGCGACAGTCGGTCCGCAAGGCGACTTGAGGGTCTCGGGAGTGATCGAGGGCACCGTGCGTCTCGAACCCGGCGCGTGGTTCACATTGGCAGGCGTCGGTGGCTGCGACCTCGTGGTTGCCGCAGGAGCGAGGGCGGTCATCCGCGGCATCCACAGCGGTCGGATACAGAACCGCGGGGGAGAGGTGCTCGTGGCCGAGGGAGCTCTCATCAAGGTTGGAGGTCAGATGCACTGGGTGCGGCCCGGGGGAGTTCTAGAGGCGGCGAGTGGGGAGCAGGGGAGCATGACGGTCGAGGAATCGAGCCCGCTCTACCGCTGGGAGGAAGACGGGTCTTTCACCCCGTCGTTGTGA